CTCCGGAGGTGATAGACACGAGAGCAACGAAACGTTTTTTTTTGAGCCAAAAAAAGGTTTACAAGAGAGGTGAAAAAGAAGACGAGAGCAGTTTTTAGTTTATTAAACATCATAAGTTTTATAGATTCAAATTGTTTGGCAGGTGGACTGGGAGACCTTGCTGTTCTTAGAAGACAGATAAAGCATCCTGTGTTGAATAGATTGTTACGTTCGAGGCGACGAGGGATGTATAGACTTGTGTGGGATGTTAAAAATGGGTGCATCGATCATCAAGACGATAAGTGTCGTTGTGAAGCCGAACTTTTTTTTTCCAAAGTATCCTACTTTAGGTTCGGTAAAAGTCGCTCGGGTGCGTGGAACTCGTGCGATGAATTACGGCGATTATTTGTTGGCTTTTTTGATAGAGATATTGCGCAGATTTGAATTAGTTAATGATCAAATAGTAGCGCGGCCACACAGGTTAGGTGAGAATTTGGAAGTTCTGCGGGTTGGATTTCAAGCGTATTCAACAGCAACAAATACCGTAATACGTGGACCTTTTTCACGTAGACGGATACCCGCAGCACCACTCATCATTCCTAACAGGCGTTTGCCTATGATAGTTCGTCAGATAGATGACGAATATAAGCGCCTATTAGGAGTGAGAGCGGGAACTCTTCAGGAGTTAGCTTTCAAACGTCTGTCTTTATATGAGACGATGTTTGGTACTTTTAAAGGGTACAGTTACGTCGTCAATACTTCATCAAATATGTCAGTCGAGAAGATTATTAAGTTGTTTGCAGAATTTGGCAAACCAGGCATATCACGAGACCATGAGCATAGGATTCGATCATTGATAAATCGTGCGATGAAGAAGATAGAACAGTTATTGGATGTAGACAAGTATAGAGGTAAAACTATATTTACGTACCATCCGTCGATGCTAAAACATTTTGTTTCTAATACAATGAGTTCTGCGGGGATACGCCCTGGACAAGAAAATATATCAGCAGTAAGTGATGTTAAATGGGTAAAAACGCCTGGAGGGAAGAAATTTGATCAATTTCAGTATTATGCTCCTCGCTTTCATGAAGCTATGGTTAACTTGTATACAAATGGAATGTCATCTGAGCGAGAAAAGAATTTGTTTGAAGCTTATTGTCATATATCAATGAAGAATGAATTTAAGTTTGTGTGGCCATTAGATGGTCAACAAGCCGAGAAACTTGTTGATAAATGTCGTGAGTTTTTTATACCAAACATGGCGCAGCAATTTTTAAGTAAATTATTGATGACACCACGACAAAAATACGAACGAGGAGATTGGATAAGAATAGGTCAGAAGTGGAATTACGGTGGAGCGCAAGATTTTGCCATTTTTTTATTAGCAGGACATCCAGAGATGGAATGGCACACCGGAGACTTTACGAAACTAGATAAGACGATAAAAGATTATTTGTTGGGGTATTACGTCGCATCTGGGATGACTTATTTCACTGTGCACCCGAATCAGCAGCAGTTCTTTAAGGATTTGTTTGCTATATTGATAGAGCATGTTTGTGTTAAAGTAGTGAATCACATAGGAGGCGTATGGACCATAATGCGCGCTTTCATGTATTCAGGAGGCTATGAAACATCGCATGGTGACAGTTGGTGTGTGCTTTTAGTGTGGTTAATGTACGTTTATCATACAGCAGACACTTATCCAGATAAGTCTGAAGATATCCTGAATTCGCTAGCAAAGACAATTAAGATAGCGGTGTATGGTGACGATCATGTTTGGTGTACACCGAAGCGATTATCGGGGGTGTTGAATGAATTTAAGTTTGCGCAGTTTGTCCAAGATTTTTTTTCAGATGGAGATACGAGATGCGCAAGTTTTAAAAAGTTTTTTTTCCCAGGTGAATGAAGCAGGAGAGATACAAAAACCTGGAGTTGTTTTTTTGAAGCGTTATTTTATTTTTGATGACTCCAGGGGACCGCGGTATCCTGTTATATACCCATTCAAGCCTACACATCAGACTATGATTAAGTTATTTTGTTCCAGGGATGGTTTAGACGTCACTTACGTCCTTCAAGCAATAGGTCAGGCATACGATACATTAGGCACTAACCCGGTGGCGTATGGTATGTGTTTTGACTTTTATTCTTATTATATGAGTTTTAGTCGAAAACCGATACAAGAGGTAATAGCAGAGGCAATTAAAAGAATGGATAATGTGGCTATATCCCGTTTAATGAAAAAAACAGGTATTACTTTGCATGAATTAATGATAGGGTTTCCGTCCATAGATGCGTTGATAAAGAAACATAAGGTAGACCCTACGCGGAACTCAAATAAGATACCGTTGATG